CAGCTAATTATTCCCGATTTACAGCCAAGCTTAAGCAGGGCTTCTTTCAGGCCGTCAGAGACTTTGATACGGGCGCTCAGCAGAAAGAAACTAGTACTTCTTCAGGTTCAATAAAAGGCGATGAAATTGTTGGCGCTATCATGATGAGTAAGACAGTTGACTTCGGAGAATACTTGGATGTTTTTAAGGAATTTATGTGCAGGGGAATCGCACTGATAGATGGCAAAGAGCCATTTAAACCAGCCTTATTTGAGAAGCTTGCTGACGAAGATTTAATGTCAATTCTGGGAATGTATCTTGAAAATTTTTTGATTGCCTCCTGGATGAAGAAGATTACTTAAAGCTTTTAAAAACTTTCACTGACTTAATGTATTTTTATCAAGGGGGGCTGTCTTGGGGGGAGCTTCATGGCATGCCTCTTCCTTTGATTACCGAATTAGTAGATAATGCTAATAGGATTAACGCTAACATAGCCAAAGCTTCAGGTAAATAAAATGCCATTTAATGTCTCATTTATAATCAGGCTGAAAGACCGTTTCTCCAAAAATGCTCGTCAGATTAACTCCCAATTAAAGACTATGAGTGATAATGCACGAAGGACTTCAGAAGGATTTCGTGATGTAGGAAGAGCTTTAACCACTCGGCTGACTCTTCCTATTGCAGCATTCGGCGCTATAGGAATCAGAACTACATTTAATTTTCAGAAACAAATGAATGCTGTGGCCGCCGTGACGGAGGCTACCGGCGAAGAGTTTCAGGCTCTAACGGAGTTAGCAAAAGAACTGGGCAGAACAACTCAGTTTACAGTCAGAGAGGCTGCAGCTGGGATGGCATTCTTGGGTCAAACTGGTTTTAATACTCAGGAGATTTTGGCCACATTGCCACAGACTCTGGATTTAGCCGCAGCTGGCGGGCTGGACTTAGCAAGCGCCGCTGATATCGCCTCGAATATTCTTAAGGGCTTTAATGCTGAGGTTTCGGAAGCGGGCAGGTTTGTGGACATTCTGGCCGTAACGGCAGCTAAATCTAACACAAATATATTCCAATTGGGCCAAGCCATGAAATTTGTGGCACCAGTTGCGGCGTCTGTGGGGGTAACAATGGCAGAAACTGCTGCAGCAATGGGGATTTTGGGCGATGCTGGTATTCAGGGTTCGCTGGCAGGCACTGGAATGAAAACCATTTTCAAGAAATTAATCACGGAATCAGATAAATTAGCCCCAGCATTAAAGGGGGTGTCCTTAGAGGCTGATGGCTTTACAGCGGTGATTGAAAAGCTGGCAGAAGCTGGTTTAACCACACGGGGTGCGTTTGAAATATTCGAGGCCCGTGGTGCTCCTGCAATTTTGGCGCTGGTCGCCCAGACGAAAAGGCTAAAAGAATTAAATGTTGAAATTGCCAACTCCGCAGGCGCTGCGCAGCGAATGGCCAAGATCAGAATGGGCGGGATAGTTGGTTCATTCTTATTGCTTAAATCTGCTACCGAGGGGGTATTTCTTGCTTTCTTTGGGGCGCCAGAAGTATCTAAGTTTATCGAGAATCTTACGACATCTTTGGCGCGCCTTGCCAACCGAATATCCAATCTTTCACCACGAGTGCGCGTGATGATACTGATGTTTTTTGGTGTTTACAGCCGTAATCGGACCTATCATATTGATGTTGGGTCTATTCGCGGTCGCCATATCATTTCTGGCTGTACCTATAGCCGCTGTCGGAGCCGTTTTTGTTGGAGTCTTTGGTGCATTAGCTGCGTTCTTTCTTAGTGGTATAGGCGCTGTCGCTGCTATTATATTAGGGGTCACAGCTTTGGGGATAATGTTGGGTAAGTTTTTTAGTGGAAAAGCCATTGATGCCCTGATTAATAAATTTTCAGTTCTGGGTAAAGAAATAAGAAACCTAAATAAAGAGCTGGGCCTAAATATAGAACCGAAAATAGCCAAAGGATTAAGAGGCTTTGATATTCCCAAGGGCCTGAACGAAGAAACAAAGAAGTTATTATTGTTAAATGCTGCGATAGCGGAAACTAAGTTGCAGATACGCCAAGGCATTGCTAAGGGGATAAATGTAGGGGAATTAAAAACCAGTCTGCAAACGCTTGAAACAGCCAAGCCTGCATTACAGCAGTCTGCCAAGATAGATATTAATGTTAGAGCAGAACGGGGGACGCAGGCGTTTACAAGGGTTGAGGGGAATATTGCCGCTAAAACAGGTCCAAACATGGGCGAGGTGCCAGCATGAGCATTTTAAGCCAAACCCAAGCTGCTAGCTTTAAAGGCGCTCCGTTCCTTATGAGCGATGACCGCACTGAAGGTGGCAGAAAAACTGTGACCCATGAATTTCCAAACAGGGACATAAGGGAAGTTGAAGATCTTGGAAAGATGCAAAAGAAATTCTCCATTACAGGCATCATTCATGATGGAAAAGATGGGGGATATTTTGCAAGACGGGACGCTTTAATATCAGCACTGGAAAGTGAAGGTCCAGGCCAATTAGTGCATCCTTTTTTCGGAACGCTAAATGTTGCATTAACTAATTATACGCTATCGCAAGGCTTCAGGGATCTCAGCAGGGCCTTCTTTACAATGAGCTTTGAGGTGCAAGAGGAAGCCGTTGGTCTTACTGTTAGCGATACAGTTGGTTCTAAATCAGCGGCTTCTGTGGCTTCTGGCACAAGGGTTCAGGACATTCTGGTTGCAAACATAGCTGAGAATTTTGAAATCGGCAGATTCTTTGGGCTAAACTTCACGGATGCCGAATCTATTATTTCAGAGATTCTCGGGGTATATGATGATAATCTGAGCGTCTTAAATACAAACCCCATTCAGTTAAATGACTTCTTTTTAACGCTGAATGATTTTAAAGACAACCTACGCTCATTAATTAACAATCCATTTAATTTAGCCAGCCAATTTAATGCGCTGTTTAACCAGAATGCTCAATTAGGGATCACCCCATCAAACCAAATACTTATCTCTGAAAAGCTTTTTAATTTCCAGTCACAGTTTGCAGATGTTCCTACAACCACAGTCCAGCGGGCGCAACGACAAAATAACAGAGATATAATTCAAACCGCTGTGAAAACAGTTTCGTTAAAAGACGAATATATTGAATCCCAGAACTTGGAGTTTCAGACAGATGTGCAAGTTGATCAGCGCCAAGCTGCCCTTGAGGAACGCTTTGAAGAGCTGAATGAAACATTTGAAACAAAGCCTGCTGCCTTACCAGACGAGCTGTTTTCTGAGCTCCAAATCCTACGGAATTTAACAAGAGAGTTCTTTGATGACCAAAGGTTGCAGACTTTTAGAATAACCGACTTCTCAACCCCAGATGTTCCAGCCACTGTATTAAGTCACCGTTTATATGGTACGACTGAAAATACAGAAGCCCTTGTTGATTTGAACGAATCTAACAACCCTACATTCTTAGGTGGAGATTTAAAAATCTTGAGCGCATGATTGAAATTGAATTCGATGGACAAAGATTTACAGGATTTACAGATGCCAGAGTATCGCGCTCCGTAGAGGCCGCTAGCGGCGCATTTTCAGTTACTATAAAAGGAACAAGGGAGGGGCAGCCCTTTAAGCGGGGAGGGGCTGTTAAGTTATTTGTAGATGAGGAGCTTTTTTTAAGCGGTTTTATTGAGCAAACTATAGTCACATATAATGCCAGTGACCATTTCACCACGATTGCGGGTCGTTCTAAAACAGGAGATTTGATTGATTCCCATGTTGATGGAAAGATTGAACTAAACCCCAGTACAAACCAAGGGTTCACGCTGAAACAGTTGGCTAATTTGGTGATTGATAATATAGGAGTCGATATAACTGTAGATGATACGCTGGTCCCAGATTTAGAACCTTTCTTTGGTGATAGCCCGTTTTCAGGAGAAGTGGCGGAGAAAGCATTTGAAATTCTTGAGCGATATGCCCGTAAACGCCAAGTATTTTTAACTAATGACAAGGATGGTAATTTAGTTTTTGTGCGCGGAAATCAGGGTAATCAAGGGGCTGTTCTAATTCATGCTATCCCGCCAAAAGATACCTCATTCAATAATATATTAGATGGCGAAATCAGTATTGATGATGCAAACCGTTTTAATAAATATGTAGTTCACAGCCAAGGGAACCCTACTCTCTTTGCTAAAAACGACATCCTTAAGGAAAATAAAGATATAGCCGAGGTCACGGCAGATGTAGAAGACAAAGAGATTCGGGCTGGTAGAATCATGCAAATCCAGGCTGAGAATTCAACTGATATAGAAGATGCAATAAAAAGGGCGCAATGGGAGGCGGATGTCAGAAAGAGCCGTTCCCTTGTGTATACATATCGGGTCTTAGGCCATTCAGGCGGCGTTGGAATTTATAAACCGAATCGGCTTATTAGAGTTATTGACGACTATGGTTTTGAAAACGATACTGAATTACTAATAAAAGATGTGGTGTTTCAGGTGGATAATGATGGGGGCAATACAACAGAACTGACTTTGGTCAGAAAAAATGCTTTTACTTTAATCGTGGAAGAACCCCTGAAAGACAAAGCTAGCACTAAAACAGTTCTTTTTGAGGCGGTAAATTAATGAGTATGCTGAATAAAATAGTTAGCATGATAAAGCTAGCGGTTAGTACATCTGTGATGACAGACACTAAACAGTTCCCATTTCTTCAGGCGCAATTCATGACCAAGCTTAATGACATCTGGATCGTAACCCCTTACGGACTCTATTCGTCGCCGCCCAACGGAAGCATGGGACTGGTATTTAATATCCAGGCTCAGGAGCAAAACCGTGCTGGAATATTCAACGATTATGATCGTCGGCCAAAAAATCTCAAAGAAGGAGAGGTGGCGGTTTTCAACACTTTAACCAAGACCCGAATCACTCTAAAAGCAAATGGTGATCTAGATATTTTTGTGAATAAAGATAGAACCGTAACAATTGATGGTAACGAGACTGTAACTGTGAACGGCGGTCTGGTAACATATAACGTAGATTTGTTTCGCATTAATGGTGATTTGGATGTGACTGGCAAGATCAGACCAAAAAACTCAAGTGCCACAGATATTAGGGATATTTTCGACGCCCATGTTCACCCAGAGAATGATAACGGCGGGCCAACAGATGCTCCTACAACAGGTCAGTAAATGATAGATATAGATGTAAGAGCGACAGACAGAGGAAATTTCGATATCGCTATCGGAGCAGATGGCGACCTTGCGCTTACAGAGGGTTTTGATACAGCCTTGAAAATGTCGCTGTTTGAAGAGCGCCGGGCAGATAGGCAGGAAATGGTGCCGTCTGAGCGCAGAAGAGGTTGGTGGGGGAACGAATTATTTGATGAGGCTGCCTTTGAGATAGGTTCAAAGCTATGGCTCATAGATCAGGCTCGCTTGAATCAGGAAACATTAAATAGGGCGATTGATTATGTCCGACAGGCTACCCAGTGGCTTATTGATGATAATCATGTGGAAGCAGTGGAGGTTTCAGGAGAGTTGAAGCCTGCTACAATTATCCTTACAATAATATTATTGCGCAATGGCTCGAAGGTTGATTCCTTCAGCTTTGATATATGGGAAGCAACAGGAAGGAGTCTTGACTAATGGGGTTGAATTTTCCCGCTAATCGTAGAGAAGTATCTGACCGGATAAAAACAGACGTTCAGACTAACTTGCCCGAATCTAACCCGTTCCTGAAGAATAGTTTTCTGGATAGTATGATCAAAGGCTTCGCTGGACGGACTTTCGATTTATTTGAAAACCTGAAGATATTACAGCGGGAGATATTTCCCGATACCGCCACAGATGAGTTCCTTGAAAGATGGGGTGAGCTGAAAGGCGTAACGAGGAATCCCGCAACGAAAGCAAATGGCTTTATAAATGTTACAGGAGTCGTTGGCAGTAATATACCGGCTGCAACTCTATTTCAGTCCTCAGATAGCAATCAATATGAATCTCAAGCTGCAGCAACAATTGCTTTTGCATCCATAGCGGTTGCCACAATGACCCAAGTGGCGGGCCTGGTGACAGTCACAACAATAACAAACCATAATTTTGCGACAGGTCTTCAGCCAACAATGTCTGGAGCAGTAGAACCTGAATTTAATGGCACGTTTCCAATTACCGTTACAGATTTAGATACCTTTACTTATCAGATTGTTGGAAACCCCTCCTCCCCTGCAACTGGGACGATTTTAGCTAGCGCTGATCTGGCCAACGTAGATGTGCGTTCGGATGATTTTGGCAGCGACCAAAACCTTGCTTCCGGAGCAGCTTTGACTCTTGGGACTCCTCTTGCTGGCGTGGACGGAACAGCTTTGGTTCAATTCTCAGAAGTTTCTGGTGCGTCAGATATTGAAGATGATGTAAATTTACGGGAGCGTATTTTAGATGTTTACCAAGAGCCTCCCACGCCATTTAATGAGCCGAGAATCAGGCAGAAAGCCCGAGAGGTTGCGGGGGTTACTCGTGTCTTTATTACAAAAGCCAATGAGCAGATCGCTTCACAACTTACTCCCTCCAGCATTACCCAGTCGGACTTTATAGCCATTGTAGATTTTGGAGCAACGAAGCATAATGTAGAAGATTCGTTTGCGATAACAGTAACGGGAGCGAATGAGCCTGAGTTCAACGTCACGCAACAACGGATTATCAAAATAGATGATTTTAAGCTGGCTTATCCTGTGTTGTTAGATAGCAACCCTACTGCTTCCGGCACGATATTGGTGGATTTAACTGTGCCGCCTGGAGTGGTGCTGGTCCATTTTACCCGTGATAATGATGAGAATATTATCCCATCAGCCCAAGAGGCAGACGATGTTAAACAAAAGTTATTAGAGATAACCCCCGCCCATACTGATGATAGAGATGTGATAGTCCGTCCACCTATAGCGGTGACAGTAGACTTCACTTTCTCCTTGTTAGTGCCAGATAGCAATACAATGCGGGATGCGGTTACAGCAAATTTACAGGCTTTATTTGCAGATGAAACAGCCGTGGGGCAAGACCTAAAAGATTTTGAATATGAATCTGTTATTTTCCAGACTGTTAATCCAGAAACCTTTGAAGCTGTATCAAACTTCACACTTGCGACTCCAGTTGGGGATGTAACTATTAACGAAGGTGAAATTCCCGTTTTGGGAACTATTAGTTTTTAACTATGGCAGATAAATTATTTGGTCCCCATACTGAGGAAGAACAGGCGCAGTCGTTTGCTAATTATTTACCTAATGGCAAGATATTTAAAGCCAAAAATCAGGAAGGCACCACTTTAAAGAATCTAATTGCAGGCCTCGGAATAGAATTATTTCGTGCGGAGGGCAAGCAAAACGAAATGATTTGTGAGCATTTCCCAGCCGATACGGAGTTGCTTTTATCTGAATGGGAATCAGCCCTTGGAATCCCGGATGATTGTTTCCCGATTGCAGAAACATCACAAGAGCGGCGGGATAATATTGTCACAAAATTAACTGCTTTGGGCGTTGCCACCAAAGAAGGGTTTGAGGCCTTGGCGCTTGAATTAGGTTTTGTGGTCAGGGTTGATGGAGGTGGGCGCTGGGGCGTTTTCCCTATGGAATTCCCTGCCCTGCTGTTCAACAATCCGAGTGATGCCAGATTTACAATGGTTGTGGATTTCCTGACTCCTATAGATCTAAATGTTTTCGACTTTGTTTTTCCTGTGGTATTCGGGAATGAAGTAAACAATGTTATAATATGCTTGTTTGAAAAGCTGGCTCCTGCAAATGCTGACGTAATTTTCAGATTTAATTTACCAGAAACAGGCGCTCAAGGCGGAACATGGGTTTTGAATAATACGAACTGGAACAGTGAAATAGAATTATGGGAGAATGCTTAAATGGGAACGCTGGTCGGTAAAAATATTAATCAAACTTTCCGTAGTCTTTTGCGTCTTCCTAATGATGCAAATGGATTAACAGGTACTTTGCAGACGGTGGAAGACGGCGAGGGCACAGCTAGTGTCGTGCAGCTCTCTTCTACAAAAATGAATGTCACAGGCGGATTTAGTATTGAATCAGTTAATATGACTTTGGTTGGCTCTACTGATGGCCAAATTCTTGCATTTAATAATGGCACAAGCAAATACGAACCTGTCAGTAATGTCGCAAAGCTTGATGTCGCTCAGGAATATACAAAGGCTCAGAACTTTAATGCCACATCTCTTGCAGCTTTAGGAACTGATCTTGTTACCAATGGTGGATTTGCCGCTGACACTGACTGGGCAAAGGGTCCGGGATGGAGCATTGCTGCTGGGGTTGCCAGTTCTGACGGTTCTCAAGCGGGCGATTCAGACCTTAATCAAGCACTGTCATTAACAAGTGGCCAGACCTATGAGGTTGAATTCACAGTATCTAACTTTTCAGCGGGCAATGTAACGCCCGTTGCTGGTGATACAGAAGGAACCGACAGAGCTGCTAACGGGACATTCACAGAAAATATTGTAGCCGGCGCTGGTGGAGATATTGATATCCGTGCCGATCTGGATTTCATAGGTGACATTGACGATGTCACTGTCAAACTGGCAAATGTCTCGTGGAATTTAGAAGAAAATCAGGTTACAGAATTGATTCTTGATGGCGATCTGGTGCTTGACGATCCTACAAACATGAAAGATGGCGGTACTTATATATTGAGGTTGGTTCAGGATGGCGTGGGAACTAGATTGATAACGTTTGATTCTGCTTATCGGTTTCCTGGAGGTACGGCTCCCACATTATCCACGGGTGCAAATGCTGTTGATTATATTACTTTTATTTCAGATGGAGTTTTTATGGACGGGGTATTCCAAGGAGATTTTAGTTAGTGTTCCCTTTTCCTGTAACTCATTTTGGTGATGGTATTGGCTCCGGATTTCTCGATGATATTGGACTTTATCCTAATGCTGCCTTATCAGTATGCGGGCAAATTGCAGCAGGTGTTGCGGCCAGTATAGCGAATGATAGTCCAGTCTCAGAAGAATTTTTAAGTGTTATTGCAAATCCAAAAGACGGTACTTCTAAATCAGATAGTGACTTCTTCAATGGCACGGCAATATCAACTGATGGTGACGAACTTGCACTCAGCGGTCCTGCCGGCACAAGTACAAATTTTCTCAGCGGAGACGGCACTGCTGATATTGCCGATCTTAAAGCACTTGCCAGTGGTTCAGTTATTGAAAGCTGGCACCGTACCGATACGGGAAAGGGCTGGATGGTGATAGGCATTCAATACGATTTAGAAGCATCGGGGTCTGGTGCTATCATTGGAAATGAATCACAGCCTCCCGCCAGAGGGGTTAAAATGGAACTTCAAAGCAGCAACGAATTGCGATTGAATATTAGAGGAGACACTGGATTAGTTACTTCTTTTTCTGGCATTAATCTATCAGACGGATCAGATCAGCTTCTTGTAGCCACGTGGGATGCCAGTTTAACTACAAATAATGTTAAATTTGCGGTTGATTCCGACACTTTTACTTCTACGCAGTCTACAGCATTCAATACCTCTACATCGGATAGCACCAGTAAGTTAAGAATTTTTGCACGACCGGATGATTTGCTATTTGTGGGACCCGATACAAGAGTATATGGGTATGCCTGGGGTAACGATTTTATAAGTAATGCAACATTAAAAGACATTAGAGATTGGTTTGTGCTTAATACGCCAATCGCATAAGAGGGACGTACAGGATGGATCGAACATATATAGAAATACCAGTATCAATACATGACGTCTTTAGAAATAGATTTTTTAAACTAACTAATATGAAAATCCCTGTGACGTGTAGTAAAAACGAACCGGACACTCATTGTCTAACGGGTGAATTAAAAACTCATTTAACGCAGGCAATGAAAGACACATTACAAACAGAATTTCCAACGGTTGTTTTTTCTGATGGATGGCCTGTTGCATGGATACCTAAAGAATAGTGTCTTTTAAAATCACAAAACAAGTTGTAAGATAAATCAGATAGGAATCAAATATGCGCGATTATCCAGTTAAAGCCCCAGGTGATACATTCAGTTCAGAAGAATTCAATGAATCAATCGGCGGCGAACTTGAAAACTTTATTACGAAGGCTGGTATTGCTCTTGCGGCCTTAACAACGAATCAAATGTCACAGGCGGCAACGCTTTATACTGGGGCATCAACATTTTTCTTGGAAAGCGGAGTGGCTGATGCTTATGTCGGAAATGTCATATCACCGTTTGAAGCACCGCCTTCATTGCCTGATGGTTTTGTAGCCAGATTTTTTCCCGGCAATACAAATACTGGTGCCTCAACACTTAATCTGACTGGTACTGGGGTTAAGGCGATTGTCAAAGATGCAGGGCTGGTTGCTTTGACTGGTGGGGAAATCGTTGTCAATGAACCGCTGATTGTTCAGTACGATCTTGGAACAGACCAATGGCAGATTATTCTATCTGGTTTTCAAATTGGAGCAGGCGGCGCGGGCGCGGTAGATAGCGTTTTCGGTAGGACAGGTACTGTCCTACCGGTTTTAGATGATTATGCGGCATCCCTTGTAGACAATGATTCATCTGTACCTGGAGATACAGTCAAAGATGCTCTTGAGACTTTGAATGCTTCTGTCAGCGGTGGTTTAATTGGTTATCGGGTATTCACAAGTTCAACAACATATACACCGACTGCTGGCACGACATCCATAAAAGTTACAGTAACGGGAGGAGGCGGCGGGCGCGAAGGTTCAGGCAACGGAGGGACTTCATCGCTCGGGGCATTACTCTCAGCTACTGGGGGGCTGTCTGGTAGCGCAGGGGACAGTCCTGGGGTAGGATCTGGCGGTGACTTGAACTTATCAGGGGGTGGGAACGGCAATGCCTCGGGCAATAGGAACTCACAACCAGGTGGCGCAAGTATTTGGGGAAGCGGCCCAGCTAAAGGCGGTGGTGCATCGGGCCTCTGGTAATGCAGGCGGCACATCAACAGAGCGACTCACAACAGGGTTCTCTGGTGCAACGATAACTATTGGCGCAGCTGGCGGATCGGGCGCGGGCGCAGGCTTGGTTGTCATTGAGGAATATGGTTAATTTTAATAGAGGCTAATCTCCATTAAAAGATTCCAACTATATCTTCGGCAGTGGTACCAGTTGACCTTACGAACGTCGGCCTGAGCGGAAGTATCTGCCCCGTCAGCACCTTAAAGGTTGCATCATTGCCACTTGCATCGGCGAGAACCAAGTCGCCGCCCGTGCCGATGTATAAGGCCCGTGGTATCTGGGCAAGCTCAGTGCCATCGCTGGGCGTGATTTCAAACCAGTCGTTCGCAGGGCTTTCTAAGCCTTCTCTAAAACTCTCGTGCTGATCTTCGGCCATAACAAAACTCCTTTTATAAATTTAATCACGAGTAGCGTATTTTTTCAATAGCCTTTCCCAGAAAGGGATTTTACGAATAAGTGTATCAGACGAAATAATGCAAGAGTCCCACCCTTCTTTTTGTGCGATATAATCAGATAGCTCTCCATAATCAGCAATATTTTTAATGCGTTTCTCTAAAGTTAGAAAGAGGGAACGGTTGCCCGCCTGATTCCTCTTATCACGGTAAAATATATTCAGCCTATATTCATATTTCTTCACGGAAGTGCCGGCCATTCAGAACTTGTCAGATAATCTGCTGGTAATGTTCCCTCCAAAGTTTCACAAGCGGTTACGCAATCATCTAAATATGTTGTTGATGCAGAAGGAGGAGTCGCTTTCTTTGCCAACAAATCATGCCCGTCTAATTTGATCCGCCGACGGCATTCTGTGCGAATATCTTCTACATCAGGGGTGTAGGCAGAGGGTGCAGCAAAATCATCCGCACCGTTTTTGTCCCAGCCTTCTTGTGCGGTTCCAGCTGTATCTATTTCCCATTCAGCCGCAAGGCCAGACTCGAAACTGCTATCAATCTCGGCCTGATCCGCGAACGTGCCTGTTTCCAGCACCACATTATTTACTACCCTTACATAACTTGCCATTTAACTAAGCCTCTATTAAAATTAACCATATTCCTCAATGACAACCAAGCCTGCGCCCGCGCCCGATCCGCCAGCTGCGCCAATAGTTATCGTTGCACCAGAGAACCCTGTTGTGAGTCGCTCTGTTGATGTGCCGCCTGCATTACCAGAG